GAAAATTACTGCTTCTGTGGTTCCCTCTGGAACGTATCCTAAGAGCATTGATCCAGAAGTAATGTAAATGTGTTGTGGAACCTTACAATCCGCCCTAGACCAGTCTGTGACCTCCTGACGCACTCTCATATTCACTCCTCATTATCAAATTACTATGCAATTTTACATGATTTTGGAGCATATGTCAAGTTTTTATGGCAGTTTTATCAAACCTTTAATAATACTTGCACTACCTTTTGAGACTGGACCGATATTGTACGGCGATTTTGCAACAGATTTGAATTGTATTTCCATCGTTATTTGGTAGCCTTGCCCTCCGGTGGGCCTCTTTAAACTCTTCTCTTGAGCGAGAGCTTTTGTCACACCCTTAGATTGTATGCGAATTCTAAGAACCGCTTGGTGGGAGTTTGACCATCTGGGGATTTTTGGTGTGGTTTTGACGTTCATTTTTGCTGGATCTTTAGCCCCCAATAGGAAAAATCCATGCGTACCCACATTAAGGTAATATGTGTCTTTTAGGTTATAATATTTTTCGATAGTATCTGACGGTAAGTTGAAAAATATGTCGGGGCAGTTTTTCAAGTCTTGACTGTACCTTTCCTTAACGTCAGGCTGGCCGGCATTCTCCCATCTTTCTACCCACTTAGCATCTCGATCTTCGGCAATCCAAAGTTTCTTTTTCCACTTCGATTTGATAGCGGCGAGTACCTTATTAGTAACACCTAAACCTTTCATAAATTCTTTTTCTTTAGCACCGTTTGTTTCGCCAAATGAAAAAGATCCGGCCGCATTATTGTATTTTATGACAAGGGAACCTGCAGACGCCAAATCCTTTTTCAACTCGCACCCGTACTCTACACCTCTCACAAAAAGATCTAAATCTGGTCGGTCTGAAGATGCACCTGCAGGAACATAGTTTTTTTTAACTAAGCCATAGCCTTGCAAACATTTTGCAACATTGGCTTCGTATAAAAAACCCTGCTGTGCCATTATTTACTCCGAAGTTTTTTTGGCATCTGAAGGTCGTTTTACTCCAGAGCGTTTCTTAGCCGGTGCTTTTTTGGCTGCAGGTTTTTTCTTTGCGGCAGGCTTCTTTTTAGCCGGCGCCTTTTTTGGAGTGTCAACGACTGGAACTTTTTTCTTTCCGAAAAAGAACTCTTTAATTTTTTGTAACATAACATTCTCCGAAATATTTTTACTATTTAGTCTTTCTGGCACCTGACTTTCGTTTTTCCTTTTCTTCTTCTAGTTGATCAATCTTCTTCAGTCGAGTAGAAACTTCCTTAGCAGTCATCCACATATCTTTACCTTTGATTAAGGATTCAATCTCTTCCTTAGTCATAAACTCTTTGTACACGTCGTGTAACAGGTTCTCGGTCCACTTTCTTTCATGAGTAATCTGATCGTACATCTCTCCACCTTTACCGAATGTGCCCCCAGAATAATCGTGGAACATAAACACTGAATGATCGCTTATTTCATACGAATCTGCTGCTAGGAAAATCATTGTGGCTGCAGACATACAGTAGCCCTCAACGGAACAAATGATATGCGCTTTACAATCTCCCATACAGCGAATGAATTGAATTGTAGACGAAACATCACCACCAACTGAATTAATGTGGATGTAGATGATATCATTCTGTTGTGCGTTGCGCATAACGTCAAACGTATCGATGTATTCTTCTGACTGTTTGATGTCACCATTCAGATAAATGTTGTAGATGTATCCGATTGGAATGGGGTTTCTTACAATATTTGTCACATTAACTTCTTTCATAATATCACTCACAATACATGATTCCTATGGATTTTGCTCCAACAAAAGAATTGTAGTATTCCTCAGGCTTCAATAAAACATCAAACTCCATTTGATACTTTAATTCCCAATAACTACATTCACCTTTCGTTTTACAAAGTTTCAAGATCTCACGCCTAAATCTCGATTCTCCACTTTCTTCAACTAGTAACTTTACCTCTTCACTAGATCCAAAATATTTTTGCCAATCCGACTCGGACTTGACGATTCGTTTTCTTGTCTTACCTTTAAGGGGTGGTTTCTTCTTTGTGCTCCAAAACCACTTCTTACCGATATACTTTTTGTTGTTATCCGTGTCAGTGATCTCATATACAAATCCGTAATAGTCACCAATCATTTCAGAAGTAAATTCTTTACTTTCGTATATCCACATTATTCCTTTAGCAAATCATCGTCATCATGCCACTCAAACATCTCGTCATCCCAATCTTCATCGCCATTAAGTTCATGAATAAAGTCATCGTCTAATTCTGCAGTACAGAAAGGACAATGTTTGGGCTCGGTCTCAACATCCACGTAGTCTAATAAAAACTCCGAATTACATTCCTCGCAAAATACTCTAATAGTTGTCATAGTTACTCCTATATTTATGACGCATCTCCCCAGACATCATCCCACTTTCCAACCATAGCACCCTTTGCGTAGTCAGTGCTGCGGTTCTCAAAAAAGTTAGTGTGTGTTGGGGCGTTAATCATTGCTTCTACCCAAGGTAACGGGTTACGTTTTACTCTGAAGAGACCTTTCATGCCTAGGCTAATTAGCCTTCTATCTGCGATATAACGAATGTATTTCTTGACTTGTTCTGCAGTTAAATCTTCCATCGCTCCCATACTGAAAGTTAAGTCGATAAACTTGTCTTCTAACTCGACCATTCTTTCTGCGATAGTGTAGATTTTACTTTTTAGATCGTCTGTCCAAATGTCTCTGTTTTCTTCAATGTATGTACGGAACAACTTGATCATAGACTCAGCATGCATTGTCTCATCAACAATACTCCAAGTTACAATCTGGCCCATACCTTTCATCTTCCCATGTCTGGGAAAGTTTAGTAACATAATAAATGAACTAAACAACTGCATTCCTTCCGTAAACGCAGAAAATACCGCAATGTGTTTTGCGGTTGAAGACCTATCGCCGTTCTTCGAAGATATTCCAAGAACATAGTCGTGCTTCTCTTTCATCTCTTGATATTCGAGAAACTCAGAATAGGTAGATTCAGGCATCCCCACAGTTTCTATTAGATGCGAGTAAGCAGCGATGTGCAGCGCCTCACGAGCGGCAAACCCCATAAGCATCATTCGAACCTCTGGTTGAGGAAAATATGGTAAATAATTTTTTACGTATCCACCGGCGACATCAATGTCACCTTGCGTAAAAAACCTAAAGATATTCGTTAAAAAATATCTTTCTTCGTCGGTAAGTTTTTTCTTCCAATCTTTTACATCTTCCAACATTGGAACTTCTGTATGAAGCCAATGACTCTGTTCATGTTTGAGCCATGCATCATACGCCCAAGGATAGTTAAAAGGCTTAAAGTAAGTTCTCTCGTCTGTTAAAACTAATTCTTCCTTTTTCATATTATCCCTCACAGGCTAGACATAGATCGCCTTCAACGATTGCTTTCATATCTAGTTCCTTGATTGCTTCCCTTTCTATTCTCTTTGCGACTTTATCTGCTTTTCCTATCTTCTCCGAACGGCAATAGTATAAAGTCTTCAATTTTTGTTTCCACGCCATAAAGTGTACTGCGTGAATATATTTTAAATTTGCATCAGGTCTAAAAAACAAATTCAATGACTGTGCTTGATCAATGAAAGTTTGTCGATCTGCGGCGTGTTGTACAATCCATCTCTGGTCTATTTCCATAGATGTTTTGAATACGTCTTTTTTGTAATCATCTAACCAAGTAAGATGTTGAACAGAACCATCATTTGCGATGATCGAACTCCAAGTATCTTCATACCAGTTAGTAGGTTTTTCTTTGGACTCTTCTGCAATAAGTTCATCCAAATACTTATTCTTATGTAAGAATGAGCCTGAAAGAGTATCTTGACGATACGCATTTGCTCTATACGGTTCAATAGACGGTGACGTGTTACCCATAATGATAGACGATGATGCGTTAGGTGCAATCGCCATCATATGACAGAAACGTTTTCCCGTTCCATTAGCGTCAGGTGCGACACCACGTTCTTCACCCAACTCTAGATTTACTTCATTTAATTTCTTACTTATATAGTTGAACATTCTGTTGTTAGCGGAGACAGCCATCGCACTCTCCCACGCAAGATTGTTCTTCTGTAGATACGCATGAAATCCTAGCGCACCGATACCGATACTTCTCTCACGCATTGCACTATACTTAGCACGAGAGATAGCGGCGGGAGCATTGTCAATAAAATACTGAAGAACATTATCTAGCATCTCTGCGACATCACGCAAGAACTGCGGATTCTTACTCCACGAATCATAGTACTCAAGATTGACAGACGATAAACAACATACAGCCGTTCTGTCTTTATCTGTAGGTAGAATGATTTCAGAGCATAGATTAGATTGTCTGATAGACAACCCTAAGTCTTTCTGTGATTGTGGCATCGCTTCGTTAGACGTATCAATAAAGTGAATGTACGGTTCGCCCGTCAGCATTCTATTTTCGATAATCTTTTGCCACAAATACTTGGCTGAAATAGTTTCACGAACCTCACCACTGTTTGGATCTTTCAATTCCCACGTATCATCATAATTAGAATCGATCATACATTTTTCGATTATATTCATAAAGTCGTCTGTGAT